GCATGTTATCCGATCATATCCATTGGTGGGATTGCGTACTTGCTGAGAACTTCAGATTCAATCTTCTCAATCTCTGCAAGTGCGTCTGTGTAGATTTCTCTACCGTTAAGTGTTACACCGCCAGGTAGTTGAACGTTGTTATACTTGATCAAGTTCATACCCCACTGTCTCTTCATTAGAGCAGTGGCATACTTTTTGACAAACATATCGTTGTTCATCTCTGTAGCATCTGTAGGATCATTTAGACGATGACACTCAATAAGAACATTGGTTCCTTCTTTGAGGAAGTCTTTATCAATATCTAAGTACAGACGATCACGGCGTGCTGTAAATCTAAACTGCTGGAAAGATCCATTGTTTAGAACCATATCTAGAGTTTCTAGATATTGCTTATTCATATAATAGTTGAGGATATCAAGTGATCCAAATGCATAGAGATCATTCAAGAACAACTGATACTCAACACCAAAAAGATTTGAACGGATTGAGTTACTAACAAGACCAAAAACTCTAGTAATACCAACTACATGATCTGGAATTGGAATATAGTTTGTAGCTTCCAACCAGTTGGTAGAACCTTCTGTAGTAGTTACACTGGCAGCAAACCTTGTCTTATCGTCAGCAGTAATTTCGTGGTATAAGTAAGCACGCTCCATACCGTTGTAGCAGTTCTCTTGGAAGAACTGAAACGTGTCGTCAATTACGTTGTTGACCTGTTCGTCATCAATGTTAACTTGCAACACGGGTTCGCCAAGTTGCCTCTTGCAATATGTGATGAGTTCAGCTCTAGAACTTGGAGATGCCATTACACACAAAAAATCCCTTCTTACCTATTTAGGAAGAAGGGATTTAGTATTTATTCTGCTGCTGGTGCTTCAGGTTCACCCTCTGGTGCTGCTCCTTCGCCTTCCAGTAGTCCTAGAGTTTCAAGACCACCTTGTAGTTTAATCTTATACTCATTTGCTTTCTTGAGATTTTCTTCTAGTTCTGCAATTTGCTTTTCCGTAGTAGCAATTTGCTCCTCAAAATTTTTCTTTAGTGCTGCTGGATCCATAGTAATCACATGAAATGGTGTGTGTATTATTTATTTTGAAACTAAATTGGGAGTTTCAACTTCAATTTGAAATGGAACTAAATCTTTTGGAATTTCGGCATCATCTTTAATGACGACATTTAAATGAAATCCAGGTTCCCAAATAAAGTTTTCAGGATCTGGTTCCATCTCGCCTTCTGGACTGAGTGCTTGTGGTTGCTTTTCTGGATCATAAAACTGACCAGCAACATCAATATGTCCATCTCCAGGGACATCCATAACCGTGTCGCCAGTTACTGGATCTGTAAAGCAATATCCAACAGATCTACAAACTTCGTAGCATTCTTCTCTGCTTTCAAATTTGAAAAAATAAGTTTTTGATGCCATAATTGCTTGCTCTCATGTTAATTATTTAGTATTCCAAAACTGATATGCCATACTGTATCTGTTTCTATTTGTAGTAGTACCACTACCAGAGTGTAGCATATTCCCAGGAAAAATTAAAAGCCTTCCTGGTTTTGTATAAATTTTTAGAGGTATTCTTTCTCGTGGATCTGCTGAAACTGTTTCTGGTATGAAAAACAAACTAGTTTCTCCTCCCCACGACTCCTCCCATTCCAAATTTGGATAAAGTATATATGTATATGCTCCCATTTTTAAAGAGTCTACATGAGGAATTGGATTGTCTCCAGTTCCAAATGAATTATATAAGACTCTATCAAATCTATTTGGAGTTGGAAAATCTAAAGATTGTATTTTTGAAAAATAATAATTTTCTACATCACCAAAATCTTCTTCCATTACATGATATCCTTTAGTCTTTTCTAATTCAACATTAGATAGACCAACATCAGCAAACTCTTTCCAGTCTAATGAGTTTAGATAAGGTTGTAAATTTTTTATTTCTTCTATTGTTAAAAAGTCATCAATAATATATGTGTCTGGTTTTTCCAGAACTTCAGTAATAATCATACTTTAATTTGGAGCAATAAGCATAATAGTTAAAGAACCCTTAACTGTGGTGATAGTACCACCACCGCCTTGTTGTGATCCTCTAATTCTAATAGAATTTCCTACATTAAAAATTTGACAACCACCATCACTAGAGGTGTTGTGTGTGCCACCATCTCTAGCACCACCCTGTCTATTATAGTTAGACAAGTACATTTCTGGTTGTACTGATCCATCAATTACCCATTGGAATCCAGCGTTACAGCGGGCACTACCACCATTAACAGCAACCTGAAAACAACACTGGTAAATTCCTGCATAATTTGTATCAATATTAATTTGAGTATTGGTAACTGTTAATCCAGGGAAGTCACTATACTCTAATGACATAGCATCAACATAGTTGGTACTATTGACGTTAGCAGTACCATTACCTAAATTAATCTTAGCAGAAAGTCCGAAGACTGAACCCGATGGTTTAATATCATCTCCATTATAATTTTCTACTACAGTAGATGCTGGAATTTGATCTACATATAATTTTCCTGTTCCTGGCATTGTTTAAGCTCCTAATCTCCAAACACTAATATAACTATATGATGGGATGATTGTAGTAGAAGTACCACTATTTCCAAATCTTCTAAATTCCATTCTAATACTGTTGCCACCCCCCAATTGATAAGCAGTTACCATTTCCGTACTTGCTTCATTATGTCCGCTACCAACTCTGATATATGAAGATAGAGAATTTTCTATCTGTCCAGCTCCGTTAATGCCAAATCTAAATCCAGGAACGTCTCTGGCAGAAGCATTATTATACGCTACGTTTGCCTGAACAATATACATGCCAGCTGTCGGAATGTAAATATAATTTCCATCATGAGTAAATCCACCAGTATTAATAACTGCTGTGGTATTAAATACTGTTCTGTGTGTAAAACTGCTAGCATCGTTTGGATTTGAGTTGGCAGTCAATCTCGTCATAAAATATGCCGTTGAGCTATAACCTGAGCTACCGCCCTCTCCACTTGCTGCTATTTTTGCTACACTATTACCTCTAATAGTTCCTACTGTAATTGCCATTTTATCAATCTGAGAATTTATACATCATAATGTGACTGTTATTAATCAATCCATGATTATTAGGATCGTTATAACCAGTATAGTTTCTGAACTGTAATCTGAGTTGGTCACCCTGGTTTAAGTTGTACATCGTGCTAATACTGGTAGATGCTCTATCATGGTTAGCATAATCTCGGTTGTATGAAGATCTTGCTTCTTCTACTTGAGCAACACCGTTGATTTCCCAACGATGCCAAATAGTATTACGATAGTTATCTTGAGTAGTAGATGCTTGGGTTTGATCCTTGTGGATAATATTTGAATGAACAAAATATTTTCCATCTTCAGGAATTGTAATGGTGCCAGATGACACACCAAACCCACCAACATTAATAAGAGTATTGGTATCAAAGATATTTCTTTGTGCCCAACTATTGCCCATATCGCCAATATCAGTATAAGTAATAGTTCGTATTTTCAAACAAGGCAACGAAGATGTCGCTGCCGTACCTTCAATTGAACCATAAAAAATTTCATCTACTTCAATTACGCTCATGATTGGAACCTAACTTACAATTATATTTATTATAGAAGTTTCCAGATACCATTAACAATGATTGTTCTGCCACTAGCAACAACAATATCACCTACCGAGAAAGCGTTTGTTCCTGCTGGAATTGTAACATTCTCGTCAATGGTTGTGGAATGTGTCTTAATAATACCTCTACTATCTAACCACTGCTCATAACCATTAGCTTGTAATCCAGACTTAGCATTAATAGAACCAGTAACATCAGCACCACCAGTGGTAATAGTTAGAGCACCTTCAAGTCTAGATGTACCTTGGACACGAAGGCGTCCAGATTCGTTATTGTCAGTGAAGTCTTCGCCAACATCAAGAGTATATGCTGGTGCAGTTTCACCAATACCAACTCTAGAATTTCTATAGATATTGGTTCCAACTTCATTCCATCTAGAGGTAACAAATAATGCATTATTTTGATATAAATCACCATCAATATTCAGATCTCCATTGACATTTAAAATGTAGTCTCTAGAGACATTAGGTGTAACAGTTGTGTCTGTGCCACTGAAAGAGTTAGTATTAATACCAACTCTGTTGTTAGTGCCTTGAATTGCTAATGCTGGTTCGCCAGATGCAAGACTCTTCCAATCATCATCACCATTAGTTTGAGATGAATAAATTTCAAATACATCAGCACCACCACCAATGTTAGATCCTAAACGGAATCCTCTACCACCACCGTTTCCAGTTCCACCACCTCTGAGTTGAAGATCTGCCTCAGCATTAGAAACTCCATCTCCAACTCTTACACTATCCTTGACAGTAGTAATATGAGTATGAATATTAGACCACTTGAGAGCACTAGAACCGAGTTCTTGATCATTAGTTGCACCAGGAGTAATGTCTCCTTCATTGCTAATTTTTAATCTCTCAGCAGAAGTAGCATTAGCTGTTCTAGTTCTGATAATTAATTCACCAACATTAGCACCTGTTCTGTGTGCTGTAATACCCCACTGAGAAGCAGCAGAAGAACCATGTTGTAGAATGATACCAGATTCACCACCATTTACTTGGTTGTATACACTTGATTGATAAATTGTCGTCTGTGATGATAGTGCTAGGTTAGACTGGAAGTTGAGAGAACCAGAAGCACTGTAAACATTAAACTTGACTGGGTTAGCATCTGCAGTTTGACCAATGTTAACTCTATTATCGGTAGAGTTAACGTAGAAAGTTCCACTATCAACGGTTAGATCGGCACCAAGAGTTGTGTTTCCACCAATATCCAAACTACCAGTTCCTTGAACACTGATATTGTTATTTCCAGTGATTGTTAAACCACCAGTCATTGTATCACCAGTTTTCAGAACGTTAAGTGATGCAGCACCTGTTAAAGAGGCAGTAATAGTTCCAGCAGAGAAATTACCACTGGTGTCTCTCATTACAGCAGACTTGAGTGCTGCTGAAGAAGCAATATTAGTATCGTTAAAAGCAACATTACCTGCATTCCAAATAATATTGTTGTTGACTTTTAGTTCGTTTTCGTTGACAACTTTAAATTCAAGACTACCAGATCCTTCAGATGCATCACCACCATCTGCAATAATAGCAGAGTTGTAACTTGGATCATTATTGTTGTCTACTGCTTGTGCTTGTGAGGAGTTAAAGTAAATGTATGGTTGCGTTGCAGCAACGCCATCATTTCTTCCAAGTCTCAGGAAACCAGTTCCAGAGCTATTACCCATCTCTGCATATTGAACAGTATTATCATCATAAATTTCCCAATGTTCAAATTCTCTTTCATCACCTGCATATCCAAGATAAACAGCAGCATTAATATTACCACCAGAAGAAAGTCTTCCGATTAACATCGTATAGGTATTGGAAGAATCATTCTGATCAACATCTTGATCAGTTGCAGTAATTACAAAGTCACCAACACTAATCTTATTGACATCAAACATGTCAATTGTTTTGTTAGCTTCAAAATCTCCACCAGGAGAAACATCTAGATTTTGTCTTACCAGAATTCTATAGAATGTTTCTGCTCCAGCATAAGATTTAACTTCAACCTTATCTCTAAACGCAGTAGAACTTCTCCATGTTGGTAGTCTAGTATCAAAGATTTCATTGGTCTTAATATTCCAACCGTCTTGATACCATATACCTTCCTTATTATCAAGTCTATCAGCATCTAGACCTGAGTCAATACCCATATTTCCAGAGTTCCAAACTTCATACCAAGAACCGTAAGAAGTTACAGCATCACCAGAACCACGGAAGTAAATTCTATCATCATTAGCAAATGCAAGTTGTCTTACACCACCAAATGTAGCATCACCACCAGACTCACCATTACGGAGAGTCATGACTAAATGCTTGGCAGAGTTAGACGATCCAGTATCTACGCTTGGGAAAGCTGATAGTAGACCATTAGAACTATTAAACAGAGTCTGCAGTGTTACACCTTGTACCGCATCACTTGGACTTGGATTAGCATTAGCGTTACTAGTACCAGTGTCTAGACGAAGTGTATTGGTAGATCTACCACTAATATCAATACTATATGTTCCACTAGCAAGTTTGTCTGGATTGATACTGCTATCAACGAAGAAAGCACCATTGAGGTAGTAGCTACCTTGCTGACCATCTAGTAAATCAGCGTCAAGACCACTATCAGGACCCATCTTAATAGATATAGATCCATTTCCTTCATCGCCAATATTAAATTGGGACTTCTTAAATCTAGCAACACCAATGGTTCCAAAGAGATCCTGAGAAATTGTTAGATCAGAAACTCTCTGAACATCAAGTGCGATATTGGCAAACTGTTTCTGAGTAGTTGCTACTTTTGCAAGTAAAACTAAGTTAGAACCAGCTCCAATAATAGTTGGGTTAGGAGCAACTTGGAAATCTGCAGTGTATCCAGAACCAGAATTTGTAACGGTACATGTGGTGACTTGACCAGATTGACCATTTTCACCAACAATAATATTAACTCTTAGATCATTGCCACTTGTTCCTGCTGGTGCATCCAGAGGAATATCAAAATACTGACCATCGGTATATCCAGTTCCAGGATTTGCAATAACAACAGAGTCAATAAATTCACCACCAGTATTTGTAGAATCAAAGATTAGTGGCGAAGCACCACGATTGAATTCAATGACTGTTCCAACAGCAATAGTTGATGTAATTGGATTGTTGAAAGAAACTGTTGTTAAATTGCCAACAACAGTTACACCGTTTACAGTAGTATCATTAGCAATACCACCAACATTAGCTACAATTTCATGTCCTTTAAGAACGTCAGATAATCCTTCAAAAATAAAGGAACTTGCACCTGTAGATGCTTGTGCATATAGTCTTGCAAAGTATCTTGTTTCAGCACCTTTCAAAGACTGAACTGCTTTTGCATATCTTTGGTCTCCTCTCAAGAAGGTGAAAGAGTTTGCTGCTTCTGAACCTAGTAGTGTTGTAGAAATAACACCAGGACCAGTAAGAGATCCAACACCAACAGAATCACTACTTAGTGATACCCAGTTACTTGCAGTAGACGCTGAGGTATTGACAACTCTAGTAATATTAACAGTATTTGCAGATGGGGAATCACTATCATCAAATGTATCAGTGTCAAGCATTTTGATATTGTTGACAATGTTGCCATACAATCTATTTTCAATAAATGCGTCTGCAGTAGCTGCTGATCCTGCTCCTGCAGGAGCACTGATATTAACTGATGGTTGTGTAGTATATCCATAACCACCAACATATCCAGAGTTCTCTGTAATTGTAATAGTAACAACCTCACCATTAGCAATTGTAGCAACAGCTGTTGCTGCTACAGCACCAGATGATGGATTGCCTCCAGTAATTTGAATCGTTGGAGCAACTGTATATCCAGAACCACCATCGGTAATATTGATAGTGTGAACTACACCCTCTCTGTATTCGGTTGCCTGAATTCTACCTGTAGATGGTGTTCCTGTATATACATCACCAACATTAAATACAAGACTAGAATCAACAGCAAATCCTAGATATAGACTTGTTAAGTCATTGTTCAGAATGAATGATGTAGAAGTATCCTGTTGGATAGCGATATCACCAGCAAGTGCCCCCTCTAATGCTAGTCTTTCTGCTTGATCGGCAACAGTAAAGACGCTGAATGGTCTTAGTGCTGGAATCTGATCAAGAGAGATCTTACCAGAGTCAGTAAGTTCAACTAGTGCTCTAGGAACTGCGTTCGTAGAGTATGGTTTGTTGATGTAAGGTCCAAGAGAGTTTGTGATATAATCTTTAACTGCCTTTTGAGTAGGTAGTTTGGAGTCACTGGAGTTAGCACCACCAAGTGTATTACTGTTGTCAAATCCAGTAACAACAACATCGCCACCTTTCAGTTTCAAGAATTCAACTTCAGAGATGGTAACCGTACCCGTAAAGGTGATGTTACCAGTTCTGTTTTCAATTCTTGCGAATGTACCAACTTTGAAGTCACCTAGTTCGTCAGTACCAGAGACATATACACGACCATAGTTTTCAGAAACTTGCTCGTTTGCCTCAACTTTAGTACCACCGTTTTCAGGTAGTGCAAGGTAGTTAGTACCAGAACCTGCAAATTCCCAAGTGTGGGAAGAAGAGTTAACAATAGAAGGTCTGTGTAGTTTTAAGGTTGCGTTTGCTGCGTTAGAAGGAGTAAGAGCATTTTGTAGTGCAGTTAGACCAGAAATAGTAGCTCCATCAGATTCTCTAATTAGAGTAAGACCATTTCCTACACCATCATCAATAGTAATTGTTGCCGAGAAAGGAGGTCCAACAGTGACTGCACTTACAGCATCAATAAAGAATTCTTTATCTGGATCTGCATTTCTGTAACCATCAAACTTACAGATGTAGTGCTCAAGTGGTTCTCTGCCGATATTACCAATAGTAAGAGTAGTTCTACCAGTTGGAGTTTGTGAAACAACATTAACAGTTGCTACGTCAAACTCGTAACACTCTCTTCTGTATCCAGTTCCCCTTAAAGCAAACGTACCGAAGTTAGTAGCAGAGTTGGTAATAGATGCATAACCACCAGACTCACAAAGGACACCATCTTGACAGAAGATAACAAAGACAGAAACTAACTGTGTATAACCATCTTCAATAACTTTGTATCCAGTACCACCAAACGACACAATCGTGAACGCTGCAGCAACCATTGATTTACCCTGATTAGGGAAGGATGCTGATCCATCTGGTTCTAGACCAGGGAAAGGACAGTTAGGTTGTTTAACTTTTGTACCATCAATTAGAGCACCGTTACCACCTCTGAACGAGATAACAGAAGCATTCTGTGTGTATGGCGAAGCTTCAATAATTGGGAAGTCATCATATCTACCACGAACCGCCATGCGGTTGTTATTGAAATCATTAATATAACTATCTGGATATGTGATAATATCATTGGTGTCATATAATGTTCCAAACGTTTGCGTTGTAGACCCAGCAACAGTTGTACCATCTAAAATGTCTTCAAACAACTCTAATGCTGTATTAATAGTAGATTCTACACCTGCACAAATTGATCCAGAAGTAGAAGAATAAGCACTTACAGAATCAGCATTTGTTCTTACAAAGGTGTGTGCAGATTGTGGAGAATGAGATACCGCATTGGTAGAAGCACTTACAAATGTGTGTGCAGATTGTGGTTCATGCTTAACAGCATTTGGTTGAGCACTTACAAATGTATGAACAGAACCAGAAGCAGATCCAGCACCACCTACATTAACTGTAAACGTACCAGTTTGGCGCTCAAGACCATTAGCAGATGCACTTACAAATGTATGAGCACCTTGATAAGAAGATCCACCAACGTTAATGTCAAACGTATTTGTAGTGACATTAGAGATTTCTAACCAGCGACCACTTGGATAATCGTAACCAGCACGAGGATATGTCTTCTGTACTGTATTGCCATCTAAATCACATGTATATGTTAGAGATCCATCAGCAACCTTGACATAATCTCCATTTGCAAATCCATGACCAGCAATAGTCAGTGTTACAATACCAGTCGTTGCATCATATGGAGCATCGGTAACAGTATGAGATGTAGTGCCAACAGCGGTAATTGCTAGAGAAGCACCAGATGCAGGGTCAGTAGAACGTGGATATGTTTCATTTGAAACATTACCATCAATATCGCAAGTAAATGTAAGTGAATTATCTGCAATTACAACACCACGTCCAACACCAAGACCATGTTGCCCAACAGTGAGAACTAGATCTCCTGTGGAAGGATTGTAGTCAGCTCCAGTTGGTTGGAAATACTTATTAGGACCAGAAATACCAGCATTGACTGTGATTGAGGTTGCTGTCTTTCCTGTGATAGGCATAGACCTACCAGCAAATGGATCAATACCAGGGCGAGGATAAGTCTTAGTAGACTGGTTTCCATCCATCGCACAAGTGAAACTCAAGGAGTTGTCAGCAATAACAACACCCTCACCAACATCTAAAGTATGACTGCCGATTTCTAATACTAATGCTCCAGTAGAAGGATTGTATGTTGCAGCACTTGGTGTAAACTGTACGTTAGGACCAGAAGCACCAACGTTAACAGTAACCGTATTCGCAGTTGTTGCGGTAATTACAAGGTTGTTACCATATGCAGGTTGACCATCCTCTGGTAAAGCATGTTCAGTTTTATTGCCATCCATTGTGCATGTAAACACAAAGGATTCTGGTTGTAAACGAATAGTATTGGATGTTGTTAATCCATGACTATTCATGGTCAATACAAAGTCACCAGTCGCAGTATCGTAAGTAGCATCAGATGGAGTAAAGATACCAATAGGGGGAGATGCATTGACATCAGTTAAAATACTCCAGTCTTCAAACTTGGGAATTGGAGAAGTTAGTGTAATTGGACCGTAGATGACCTTAGTTCCATTAGCAATAGCACTTACAAACGTATGTGCATCAGTATTGCTTCCTGCTGCACCAACATTCAAACTAATAGTGGTACTACCACCACTGGATACAACGTTTGTAATTAAGAAACTTTGTCCAAAGTTAGTATCAGTTCTATATGGACTTGCATCATTTCCACCACCAGCATGGGCGCAACTGTATGTAATTGCTCCTTCAGCAAAAGCAATTCTATCCGAGTTAGCTACAGGTGCTACTGCTGGATCTGGAATGGTTACCGTCATTGCTCCTGTAGTAGGAACATATGTAGATCCAGTTGGAGTAGTTTGTAATACGTTTCCATCAGACCAGTTACGCATTGCGTAAATGGCATATAGTTTTACTCTATCAAATGCATAAATTGTTTGTGGTCTTTGTGCTTCTGAAATGCCAGAAAGAGATGTTCCACTGAAGTATGACTCTGCTGTAGAAACAATACCATGGTTTCCACCAAGAACTAAGTCTCTTACTAGACCTTCTAATACAATCTTAATATCTCTACGACACTTTCTTTGATGTAGATCACTAAGATTTAAGGTTGGATAAGCAATTTCAGTATCAATAAGTGCTTGATCAGCAATTAGATCAGCATTTCTAGCAATCAAATAAGCAGCATCAAGATATGTCCCATTTTGATTGTTAGTAATGATATCTACCCAAAGGAATGATAGAGTATCAATAGCAGACCTTACATCATCACAAGCAGGTGTACCTGCAGTGGTATTGATGATGGTAGGATCAGTATACCTTGGAGTAGTAGCGTGCTTTGTTACATATAAAGGATCAGAAATAGTTCTGTTCTTAATCCTCCAATTACACATTGCATAAATTGCTAGTTCTCTAGCATATTCAATAGCGCGTACATTTTGGATAATTTCATCTTCAATGAAAGCAATCTTACCACCGACAATATATTTTTTAGCAGCTTCAATAACATTGTGGTTAGATCCAAATTCAAGGTCTCTTACTAGAGCATTCAAGAAGTGGATAATATCTTGCTTGCACTGTGTATCACCATCTGTGCCAGTGTTGTTTCCAGAAGTTGGAGAACTATATGCTGGATAAATTTTCTGACCAGCACTACAGGAAATAAGAATGTCTGCTAATTGAACAGTATCATCTTCAGACAATGCAGCAACGGCAGCTGCGGTGGTTGTAATTGTAGCGACACCTGTTACTGAAGTGTCGTAAACAAAACCACTAATAGCATAAGAAGTTCCACCAAACGTTACTGTACCACCACTAACATAAGTATTTTCGTGGTCTAGAGGACCCAAGTAAATATCAAATGTGTTGTTAACAGTATCAATGTTGTATACTGAATAGTAATCAGACTTAAATTGATCGTTGATAATACCAATTACTTCTTCAGCAATGTAATCTCTATTATTTCTAATTAACTGACAAGCATCTTGATATCTTCTCTCTACAGGAGTCGCAAGTGGGAACTTGTTTGGTGAGTTAAGTAGAGATAGAGTAACGGACTTTGAGTAAGACTTTACGACAGCAAATTCACTTGGTTGGAAATTTGCTGTTGATAGAGAAGGAACTTTCTTAGGAATAACAAAACGTCTTGCTCTTCCATCAGCATCTTCTAGAACTTTGTAAATTCTTTGTTTTCCGTTTAAGAAAGATAGATCAGGATTTGAAGTAGGAAGATTTTCAAGAATAATTTCTTGACCTTCTTTAAATTCGTGAGTATTAGTTCTACCTACAAGAGCACTGGTATATACAACAATACCACCAAGATCTTCTGCATTACCAAACTGTTGATCTTGGAAACCACCTGTTGCGATACTAGGGTCTCCCTGCAAGGAGAAGTCCAATCTAGTAATTGGTAGAGTGGATGTAATGTCTTCGTCATACGAAACAACTTCACCTTCAGCTCTAATTGACTTTAAATTAACCGTGTCAATTGTATTAGTTGTTGGGGAAGCAGAGTTAATTGTAATAGTCTCTGTTACGGTTGAGTTCCAACCTTGTGCTCCTAAGATAGGATTAAAGGTAACATCCCAGTAAGTTGGAGCATTACCATTGTTGATAACGGAAACTTGATAGTATCCTTGCGTAAATGACGAATTATCTGTATCGTCCAAGAAAACAACATTATTTACAGGAAGATCTGTAGTTGGATCTGTTGTAAATCTTAGAGTATTTTCCCCAGCAGTCCCAGTAATGGTTTGTGTTAATGCACCACCTGTAGCAGCAGAAGAAATATAACTGTATTGGTCACCTTCAATAAAGGAACCAGAAGTCAACTGTACATCAATAGTACCAGCAACATATGCATTGGCACCAGTAGTTGAACTAAAGTTTACATCAAATACATTTGCTCTAGCACCAGTGTTCAATCCTAAAATTTGAACACCCGATGTGAGAAGTGCTAATCCTGTATTGTTCTGGAAACTAATTCTAAATCTGTCTGGTCCAAAAATTTGATGACCAATTGGAAACTCAACACCAAAGTCTCCATTTACTTCGTTGTCAATAATAATTCTTTGCTTGTCATCAAAGACCATAGCAAAGTCCCAGGTTCCAACTGGATCTCCGTTGGAGTCAACCTTATCTCTATAGGTAACTCCAGTAACGTAGTTTTTATCACCAAACTTAAAGATGTGTTTGCCAACGTTTCCTGGTCTGATAATTACCAAACGGAGGTTATCACCAACAACCGAGCAATCTGGTGGTAGTGAAATTGGGTTATCTTCTACATAATCACCACCAGAAATAATCAGTGTTTCTTTGACACCAGGAGTAGACCATGCGATCTGTGCCGCTTTCTTAATGGTACGGACTGGGTTAACTGCCGAACGACCATCGTTCAGGTCAGAACCAATTTGTTGTGAAACATAAACACGACCACCAACGTCGTTCGTTGCTAGGTTAAGGACGTATTCTGTGGTAGCAATCTTATCAGATCTATCACCTAAGATTGGAGTAATAGAACGTGGGAAGGTTCCTGCTTCTCCCGTATTTAAATAATTAAAATCTGTGGCGTTATTTACTCTGAAACCAATATGCTTAAATTGAACCTCGCCATTAGTTTCAACTCCATCCTTATGCTCTGGTGCCAAAACTCCAGTGGTTCCTGTATTTAATGCTTGGTATACATTAGAAACAGAATATCTATACTGTCCTTTCTGAACAATAACATTGGCAGCCCATGGCGTGCCAGTGCCGTTCATGAACGTTTTTAAGTTTGGTGCTCTCAGATTCAAATCTGGAGTAACAAAGTTTTCAACATCAATGTTCAGAATTCTTGCAGTATCTGAAATGATAGATGTTGAAGTTCTAATAGCACCATTAATATCTAATTCAAATTCAACAGTATCAAGAAAAGCAGTTGCAGAAGCACCAGAACCATTTCCTCCTGTGAGGACTACATTTGGTGCAGAAGTATATCCACTACCAGGATCATTAACAACGATAGATGTGACTCTACCATTGAAGATACTAGCTGATGCTTGCGCTTGAGTTCCTCCTGCAGGAGGTGGATCAATTTCTACAAGTGGAGCTTGATTATATCCAGATCCTTGGTTGTCAATGTCAATATTATTGACTTTTTGACCACTTCTATTGATACCTACACGAGGGAGACCACTAACAGGGTCTTTCTGAAGTCGCATAATTTCAACTTCATTTACCCCAGTACCAACTCTGATAGTTGCTTCATTATCACCGATAAGTTTAGGATTGACGCCCCTAATTTTCTCTTTATCGGAATTAATATGAAAACTCATGGTGTTCCCGTGCCCTTGACTTTTTTCCTATCTTATATTTAGCATTAAGCCCAGGCAATACTTATAACTTCGGTAGATACTGCCCACTTAATTGTTTGTACAGTTCCAGTTCTCACAGTAGAATAACTGAAACGATTTGTTGCTGTGAAAGATTCAATAGTCCAAGACTCATTGCTTGGAACATCATGTTTAATAATTGTCAACATATTTGAAAGTTCGTTGACAGCTCCAACTGAACTGCAGTATACCGCACTCTCAATTTTTCCTGTGTAAACAACACCTGCTGGATTCACTCCAATAAAATGACCAGTAATGAAATTCATTGTGTTATTATCAATAGTAATTGATGTACCAACATCATCTAGTTGAAGTGTTGCAGTATTGATGCCTCTCAAGATATAATTTGTTGTTTTACTATCAGTGTAAAAAGAATTCATCATCTCAATAGAATTGAATTCTTTTGCATTGTGGAGTTCATCTACATGAACTGTTTCTTGTACAGAAAACCCACCTGCGGATTCAAGTTTTCTTAAATTTGATGCCATTTTACTTAATTTCCTGAACTAGTACGGTGAAGTTGACAATATCTGATATAGCGTGATCATTTGACAGAGTAAATGTGACTCTTGGTTCGGAAGAACCAGTGAAATCAAATGCTGCTGTAAATTGATCTAACGATGTATTCAAAGATCCATATTCGTTATGGAAAATATCAGTACCATTATCTATAACATTATACTCAGCCATAGATCTCTTTCCAGAACTAGACTTTGATATTGCAGTTACTTTACAACCTTTTGTTGTGCTGGAGTTATATAAGACAACCGCAGAAGTTTCAGAACCACCTTTAATCAGAGAGAATGTAAATGTTTTGATCGCATAATCAGCTAGTTCAAATTCTTTGAGATCTCCATCAAAAACCTTGACTCCGTTAAAAGATCCAGTTCCAAATGTTGTATTGAAATAAATATCACCTTGATTATCTAATCTTAAAACGGGATCTACATTTAAACCAGAAGATAATCCCAGATCCAAATACTGTTTCGTTGTACTGATAAAGGATGAAGATGAATCACTGTTATCAATAGTAGTATCTAAACTATTAAGAGTTAATATTTCTGTATTAATTCCAAGCGTGTTACCACCACTAGTGGTAATCGTGTCAATATTTGTAAAATCTAAAGCAGTTCCCGATAATTGTAATGTGTTAACATTATTATTATAAAAATATAAAATATTTTCATTTGCTGCTGGAGCAGTTTCTGGGATAATATAAGTGTTTCCATCAACGTCTCTAACTCCACCTAGAGATGACCAGTTAGTACCACTATATCCTTCAAACTGTTGAATATCTGTATTGAAACGAATGGAACCAGCACCAGGTGTTGCGATTGTTTTTTCATTATCAGTACCAGCAGGAATTCTAAAGTGAGTTACAGAATCAACAATAGTTTGTTTTCCTGCATTTGGTCTCAATACTAAATCTTTAACTTGTGTAGAAACTACATTATCATCAAGTGTTAGTTCTCCTCCAACAACTAAAGGACAATCTTTATCGGGTCCAATTCTAAATTCTTCTACTTCAGAAATTGTTAGTGGAGATACAGCAGATGAAAACCATGTTAACTGAGCATCTCCATTTGCAGCAGTTCCTGATGTATGTGATGGTTCACCGCCAGTTCCAGCAAGTTGACCTAGATTTACAATTCCTGTTACTTCATACAAATTATTTTTATGTTTGATGTAATCGCCAACAGAAGTTCCTGCTCCAGCTGTCCATAAAGTATAAGTTGGAAGACCTAATCTAGCAGAAGAAATTTTCTTGACACTTCTAAAGTCTAAAAACTCGGTTCCTAATTGTAGTGTATTTACATTATCATTATAGAAGTATAGTGTATTGTCATTTGCACCTACCGTTGCTTCCGCAATGATGTAGGTGTTTCCATCAATGTCTCTTACACCACCAAGAGATGACCAAGAACTAGTTGCTTCACTGTAACCTTCATACTGAGTTGTATCAGTATTAAATCTGATGTATCCATCATAATTTGTTGTTGGTTTTTCAAGTTCTGTACCAGATGGAATACCAAGTGCAGATGTTCCATTTACACGAACAACATTTTCTCCAGTAACTGTTAGGTTAATATTGTTTCCAGCGAATGCTGATAAAGTATCTCCCTGTAACTTAACTCTATTATCAGAATTAAATGAACCAGTAGATTTGATTTCTCCACTAGTTTCTAAGTTGCCATTTGAATTGGAAATAGTGAGGTTGGATCCAACACTGAAATTTCCAATCACAGACATACCGTTTGTGGCAGTTGCTACAATTGTATTTGTGGAACTTAAAGTAGCACATGTAATATCTGTTGTGCTAATTGTAGGTGTTGTGATAGAAGTAGTAGCCACAAAAGTTTCTACTGCTCCAGAAACTGCAGATAATGAATTTCCAGTAATAATACCTGCGTCTACATCAAGACCAACTGCAACTACCGAATCAATTGATACAGCATTTATTAAAAGTCCAGATCCAAATACTTTAGGATTATTTGTATCTGTTGGTAACACATCAAAGTTTGGAGATGTGCCACCCATAGCAGAGTGGACCTGGCAATAATAATATAAGTTTGGTGTTGTATCACTTATTTTTACACGAAGATTTCCATCTTCTTTTACAACACCCGTACTATATTCATAACCAGTAAACGATAGATCGGCAGTTCCGTTTGTTAATGGAAGAAGTGATAGTGTAATAGTAGTAGCGTTATCAACGCTCTTTACTACTGTAGCAGCATCTAGCGAACCTGTACCACCAGTAACTGCTACTGGCATTCCTGCAATAATATTTGTAGTGTCTGTAACAGTAATTGTTGCAGAAGAAGTATCTAATACTACAGAATTTTGTGCATATGATGTATGAACACCGTCTGGAGTTTCTGACAGTTCAAATGGATGAGTAGAAACAGAGGTATCTGTGAGATTAAATTCGTAGGTATTACCAGAGTAAAGTGTTAGGTTTGGATGATATTTGTCTGCAACGGTATTAGCAACATTTCCATCGTCTAGTAGATATTGATTTTGGGTGCTGATAGTTGCAATAGTCTCCGCAGTTGCTATTCCACCTGTTGAAATATCAATTAGATCACCATTACTTAAATTTGTATCCTCTTCAACTACAATATAATCAATATTGCCACCAGAAGAATAAACTGCTAGACAAGAAACTTCAACACGAACAGAAACATTGTCAACATTTAATACAACACCTGCAATACCACCAACACTACCAGAAGGAACAGAAATTTGTTGTCCTTGAGTGTAGTTATATCCAGTTGCAACAACATTACTAATACCTAATTCACCAGTTTCATCAGTTTCAAAATCTATAATCAGTCCAGTTCCAGAACCAGCATTTAATTGTACATTACTATAAGTTTGTGAAACAGTTCCTGTATAGATTCCATCTAATGATGTGCCAATTGCTGCACCTTCAATACCTTTTAAAGTATCTCCTTTTGAAAATTTTGTATCTGCAACAGTTCCTGTAAAAGTTAGCTTTTGAGTTGGAATAACTGTTACAGCATATGTAATTGGTTGAGTCAGTGAAGTTGGGTCTACACTCAACACATCTCCTGCGTTATAACCAACACCAGGATTGCTAATGGTAATACTAGAAACTGTTTTAACAGCATTAATCGTATAAGCAAATGCAGGAGAACCTGTGCCAGGAATAGTTAATACATCTCCTACTTGATATCCTGTTCCATATTGAGAAATTGTAAAATTCTCAACTGTTCCTGGATTATTTGAAATAGTAAAAGCAAAACCAGATCCACTTCCACCAAGATCAGCATTACTTGCAGAAAGAACATCACCTAGGTCATATCCATTATCGCCTTCAGCAGTAATAATAACATCAACAACTGCGCCATTGCTATCTACTTCAATGTCTGCAGTTGCTCCAGTTCCATTACCTCCTGTTAATGCAACAGCAGTATAACTTGCTTCTACATATCCACTACCAGGATTTGTTATAGATCCTAAAATACTGGTTACATCATAATCTGCAATTGCACTAGCACCATTTCCGCCAGATAATGATTGATCTGTATATGAACCACCAGCGTATCCATCTCCACTATTTGTAACAGATCCAGTATATTCAACTACAGTAATATCTACGGTAGCATTACTACCAGAACCACCAACAATAGGAACTGCATTATAAGATCCTACATCATAGTTTTGTCCACCAGATGTAATAAGAGTGTTAGTAGGTGATAAAGAATTTCTGACAACAGAGAAATCTTTAAAAGATTTTACTCCCTCTAATTCAATATTTAATATTTTTTTAGAATTACTAGCGAACCCAAGAACATTAGTTGCTACTCTGTAGATACCTAATTTTACATCATTAACAAAAGCTAGTGATGGAGCAGCTAGTGTGCCATCTCCCAACTTAAGGTTGCCAGTAGCTAAGTCGCTACCACCTTGAGTAATGTTGAAAATCTGATCACCAATTTGATTAATCTTCTGCCTTTGAAGTTCAAAGGTATCAGTTCTTGCTACATTAATTGCTGGCATTTTTAATTAACTCTCTAAGTAATGATTTGATCTCAGAAACTTCATTCTTCAAGATATTTATGTCTTCCAACGCGGAACCAAGCTGTTTTGATTTGCGTCTTGCAACGATAGCAGAATCGTCCAGATTGATTATGGCACCAGTGTTTTGGTCTCTTACGAGACCATCATGACCTTCAACTTTAATATAGTCCATACGCGGAAATTAGAATGCCGCTACAGCGCGAATGTCTTGGATCTTAGGAGCAAATGCAGGATCAACACCACGCATTACAATTTTGATAGCAAACGAAGAATATTCATCAATATCAGACACGCTGTACTTGAGATCTTGATACGAAGATTGTTTCTCAACAACACTAGAAATAGTGTTCTCTGTAGTTGCTAACTCTAATGTATCTGGTTGTCCATCGCCATTGAACAATACCCAATCAATGTCCTCAAAGTTTTCTTGACTAGATGCTTTCTTAAACTTATAAAGAACTTGGATATTTGAAATGTCTTTGACATTTGCCATCAGATGTACATCAATTGCAGTTGCTGGATTGCTGATGACAACTTCTTTAGTTACATACTTAGCAACTGCCGAACCATTCTTAGAAGTATCTTCGGCAACAAAGTCAATACCATTTGTATATGTGACTTTACCTACCTCTAGATAGTTTGCTTCTTCATCTGGTTGGTTAGGATACTTGATAAAGTCTCCTACACGGAAGATGTCTGCAATCTGATCACCTACAACAGCGTTTCTGTTGTATAGTGTATTATCAATAATTCTATCAGTGTAGTTATCATTGATTGGTTTAATATCAACTCTAGCAGTTAATTCTTGAGTTTGACCATTCCAGATAACAGTCTTACCAGTAATGATATTGTCATAAGTCTCAAGAATAACAGATGGATTACGTGCTACGATAGTAGAACCATCATCAATAGACGTAAATACTTGTGTTGGATTAGAATCAACACTAACATTCGTTAATTGAGTTTGATTTCCTAAAGAAACAATTTCACCTTTTTGGAAGAATTGACTTGTCTTAACTCTGACATATACAACTTGACCATTGACTCTAGCGATAGTTCCAGTTGTTTTTGATGTTTGACCTTCAATTGTTTGATTAGCTTGTAGTTCAGTTCCCGCATTACCAGCAAGTTCAAACTGATATACAGGATAGAACTCAATAACTTGATCTCTTCTACCAAATCTATTTTCTTGCCCATCAGCATTTTCTATTCTGTTGCTAACTGTTTTAATAGATGCACTAGAAAGATCAATGATTGGAGAAAGATTACTAGATGTGGAAGATAGTTCCATTTTATAAGTTAGAGATCTCTCAAGATTGTTAAGAGTCTCATTAATTTCAGAAGCAATCATCTTCTGGTTTGTGAAGTAATGTGGTTCATTCAAGAAAGTTCTTTCATATTCTGATTGTGAATATGAAGTATAATTTGTAGTTGTTGAATCTACAGGAACTACATTGGTTGTCTTAACAGAAACATCTAATGTTGTGCCTGTAAATGTCAAGTAATGAACTTGTGGATATAGTGTCTCAAATTTTCTGTTATGACTTGCATAAACAGAAGTTCCACCACCAAGAGAGTTACCTGCAGCTTGAGATGGGGAAAGAACATTATAAGAGTCAACTCCAGAATTAGTAACTTGGAACAAGTTGCTATTGATAGTAGAAGCAGTAATACCACCTGTCTCTAGAGCAGTTCTGTAGAAGACATAAGACTTACCACTATCTTCAAAACCATGATCTCTATGGTTCACTTTAACAACTGCATTGTTGTTTTTGAATAAAGTAGATGTAGATGCGGAATTAGAACTTGCATTCGTTTCAATTGGATTTGCATCCAAGAGTTCATAACCAAGATTAACATTCTTAAGAAGAAGTTCTGCGGATCTAGTAGTATCAAATTCTGCTCTATAAAGAGTGAACTTGAGATCCTCAAAAATATCTTCAGTCCAACTTTCTGTATTCTGAGAACGGTATACCGAACCTAGAGATGGTTGAGTTGTAATAACCGTACTTGTAGCAATGTCGGTTTCACCTAGTCTAGATACCCACAGCTCATAATCAGTAGAATCAGTTTCTACTACTAGAGCATACTCTGTATCATTCTGTAGATAAACAGGATAATCAAATGCAAAGTGTGTAGGTGTTGTGGAGTTTGTTACCTCTCCTGCATCAATTGCTACACCCATTCTAACCGCTGGTGTATCAATCTCAATAAACGTTTGGATCTCACACCCTCCAGCTCCGTTTCCTACGCCTTTAACGACCACAGAAGGCGCTTCTGTGTATCCAAAACCACTTAGTGATACCTCAGCATTGTAAATTCTACCACCAGAAACTTCAATGCTTGCTGTAGCAGTAGATCCACCAGGTAATTGTGGACTTTCAATAGTAAGAATTGCACTGTCATAATTTTGACCAGTGTTAGTGATTCTCATTCTAGAGACCTTACCACTGTCTTTTGCAATTGCAAGAACTAGATCTGTAGCGTCTTTTGCATTTGCTTCAGTAACAGAAGGAATAATTAAATCCTCGTTCTGTACAAAAGATTTGCCATTATGATTACTTAGAACAACAGTATAGACTTGCTCATTAGTGAGACTATACTTACCAGATGCAGTTGCAACTAGTTCTACATTGTTCTTGTCAAAGATTTTAAGAATAGGACCAGATGCAGCAGAAGATGCACCTGTTACACTCTCACCCTTATAAACTGCTAAATTACCACTAGCAAAACACTTAAGGAAAGTATTTGGAGAAAGTGTCTTTTCAGAACCAGGAACAATATTTTTAGCTGGTTTCTCTGCATCAACATTAGAGATATATGCTTTTACTGGAATGTTGGTGCTCTTCTTACTAAAGAACATATCAACACCAGTAACGAAACAACCACCTTGTAGGTTTTCAACCTTAAATGTTTGTGCAAGAGGATTAGGTCTGATAGGATTATCAGTATTGCTTTCAATCAACTGAACACCTTCATTAGACTTAAAGTAAGAAGGTTTAGTGGATACAATACTAGAAGGATTTTCTGGAAGAAGACCAGTAGCATAATACTTGACTTCGGTGTAACTATCTACTTCTTCTTTAGGAGCATTAGTTGCACTAGAAGTAAATCTAAAGGTTAGCACACCAGAAGTAATTGATACTTCTTCGGCGGAAGTGTCATATGGTAGAGTATCTACATCACCAGTCCAGGTTGCATTCTCAAGTGGAGGCAAACCAGCAGGAACAACAATTAGTCCGCTAGCATTACCATACTCATCAGTCGTAATCTCACCATTAAATGCAGATAGCGAGTTACCAGCAATACCTGTGAATCTTAGGTCTGGGTTTACCCAACGACCAATGTCTCTTCCCTCCAAGAAGACATACATCTTCGTGTTGGGTTTCATTCGTCTGATGACATATCTGACAGGAATGCTTCTAGCAAAGAATGCTAGAGAAGTTGAAACTAAACTCTCACCAATACTCTTAGTTTGAACTCCTTTACCTACCTCATTGTTCTGAGGACTAATATTGGAAGAACTTGCAACAGACGCACTAGCAACAGAAGTTACAGCTTGCTGTGTATTAATTTCACCCAAAGAGTTGATAGAAGTGAATGATGTGGATGTTCCAACCCAGTTAACTACAAAAGAATTGAACAGACTAGAGAAACTCTCTTTGACATTCTCTTTTGCAAGGAAGATGTTGAATAGATCCGTGTTGGTATCTACTACCAATGGTTCTTCAGTTTGATCATACCAATGATCAATAGAAGGTGAAATTTCTCCATCACCAACATATTGAAGAACAACAAATGGATTTGGATTTAAAGTCTTAGATGCAAAATCGTTTCCTAGTAAGTTTAGAGGAGAGAAAGGTAGAGTTACCATATCTCCAGACTTCTTATAACCAGAAACAGATCTTTGATCTTCTCTTACATTTACTTCTTCTAAGTTTACAGAATCTTCTTTTGCTTGAGGACGTAGGACACTTTGCTGACTGTCTACTGCACATCTGTAATCAAGAGAAGAGAGATTTCCAACTTTGTGTGCCTCAAAGTTATCAACAAAGAATCCAGACTTAAATCTATCAAGTCCAATTTCATC